TTCTGTCTTAGGAGAATAATATAAGTTCGAGTATCCTGCTTCTTGAATTCTAATTACAACATCCCAACCTATATTGGCATTTTCAACTACAAGTAATGCGTTATTCCATTCTGTTGCAGCTGCTATTAACGTTTGTGCAAATTCTTTTGTACCTACTTGACACTTATATTCAGCCACTTGAGTTAAACTATCAACTTCCATAATATGAAAAGCTGAAAAGTCTTGTCCATCCCCTCTTGCTACGTCGGCAATTAGCATGTAAGTCTTCATTGGATCTGGGTAGTCAAATAGCCAGTATTCCTGTTCTCTCCCTCTTTTTTCTTTTGGTTCTCTTACTGTGTTGAGTTGATACCAATTTAAAATTTCAGGGTAAATAACCGTGTTTCCTGATGTACTAAAGTCGCAATCACACTCTTGTGCAGCTGCTCTTTCGCCTAAGTCTTTTGTTTGTTGATTTCTCCAATCTAGATTCCTTTCTGGATGTACTGTCCAAGGTAAGCTGATTGGGGTAAAGTTGTTTTCACCATTAAGAGCTCTTGTAAACTCTTTGTGGAACCAGTTACCAACCCCATTAGGAGTTGATAAAGCAATACATCTACCACCCGTTGCTAACGTTTGTTGTGCAGCTGTAAAGATGTCTCCAATACGATCAATGAACGCAGCTTCATCTATTACTAATAAAGATACCGCCTCTGAACGTGCAGAATCTGTTGCTGCCGATACGGCTTTAATTTGTGAACCATTTTTAAGTCTTAGAGATAATCTATTATGTTCCATTACTGGAAGTTGCATCCATTTTGGTAAATTATCGTAAGCAAATCTTACTTTAGTTACCATGTTTTTTGCAGTTGCTTGTGTAGTTGCTAATACCAGAATGTTTTTATCTTGCTCAAATAACATCATCCATAAAGCAAAAGCCGAAGTCAATGTGGAAATACCAAGCTGTCTTGACTTATTTATAATACAATAATCAAATCTCTGAAATAATTTAAGTGATTTTTCTTGAAATGGAAATAAGTTAAAGGTCATTCTACCTCTAGTAGGGTGCTGAATTGTATAATACTTCTTCATGAAGTATGTAGGATCCTGCTTACACTTTGTTAGCTCCTGTTTTATTGCATCGTTTATGCTTACTTGTGATGCCATTTGGTTGTTTTTGTAACTAATTAAGCCATTTCGTCTTCGCTACCATCGTCAGCGGTTACGGTCATGGCTTTATCTACGTCAGCTCTAAGCTTCTTAATTTGATTAGGTATATTACCTATCTTTTCTTTGTATTGATCTAAGCCTAAATGACCACTCTTATATTGCATTAATAATGCATCTTTTTGAGCTTCTAAGCCTTGTAATTGAGCTTGCTTTTTATGAATACCAGTTAATGCTGGCTCTGGTTTAGCTATATCTTGTGCTGTTGGTTCTTGATCATAATTTCCATCATGACTATCAGAAGTAGACCAATCGTCCATATTCTCTTCTTCCTCATCATCATCGTGTTGCATCATATCTTCATAGTCATCACCAATATGCATTGTTAAACCTGTATTATCTTCTTCTCTCATTTGAGACTGACCTGTTAATTTGTTTTCAGTTAAGTATTTTTGGATATTAAATTCCATGGTAATTCTTTATTATAAATAGTTACTATTAGAAATCAAGCCTAGTTGGCTCCCCTGTCGCCGTAACTTTACTTGAATTAATCAACTCTTGCCATTTATTTTTTGAGTATTTAATACCAAAAAGGTAATATTCTGGTGCTTTTTTTTCCTCTTTTGGATAGACCATAGCAGGACCTTCTGCAGAATGCATTTTATTAGTTTGTCCTGTTGCTTCAAGGTATGTAAGTGTTTTACCACAAACGGTGTTAATAGTCTTGATAGTAGTATGTGTTCTCATATCGTTATTTTAATTAAAAATACGACTAAAAACTCAGACTAGCAACAAAAAAACCCAATCTTACGGGATTGGGAATTTCTGCTTTTATTGTATGGACTTTTTTATGATTCTGTTTCACCAGCTTCTGTTTCTTCTGGTGTATTTTCTTCTGCTGGACCTTCTGGTGCACTTCCACCACCTCCACTAGATGAACTACCACCTGCGCTATCTCCTTCTTCTGAAGTAGCTTTTTCTTCACCTTCAGCACCTTTTGTACTGATTGGATTACCTAGTGCAAGTAATCTTGAAATTGCATTCATACATCTTTCTCTTTCGCCTATTGTTTGTAAGTAGAACTTTTTGCCGCAACTTTTGCCTCGTATGCTTTACCTAAGAAAGTAAGAGTAAACTCTTGATCATTATGTAAGACAATTTTAAATGTAGTTGGCTTAGGAGATATGATGTAAATACCTGTAATATAATCTTTATATGCATCTGTCATTAACATTTGCAATGTCTTCTCTAACGTAGGATATTTTCTTAAAATAAAATTGATAGGATCATCTTCAAAAGATTGAACATTAGGTTCCATTCTTTCAACTTCATTAAGAATCAATCTTTTTATGAGCTCTCTGTTTGTCATATTATGCTAATAATGTATGAAATTCTTTAAAATGCTTAATACGATCTTCTAATCCAATTGTACCTCCGTTAACTCTTTTAGTTACTTTAGTTACAACTGCATCAGTGGCACCTTCGTCAGCAATCTTATGTAGACCGTTTTTATGAAAAAACCATGCAGCAGATGCTAAAGGATATTTTATAGCTACTAAATCAGGATTAGCTACACAATCTTCATTTATAGCAGTACTAAATGCTTTATAATTATCGCGTCCTGTTAATTGAATAAATCCACGTCCGCGAAACTTCCATCCATCTCCACTTACCTTATCTCCATTTCCCATTCTGTTTGCATATACTACGTTAGCAATTTTTTCAGGCTTTCTTTGATATGCAGCAGCTGTTCCAGCATCAAAATACTCAGGGAATGTACCAAATAATCCTTCTACTCCATAGTTTAAATTCTCTTGAACTAATTTAAAATTACCGCTTTCATGTCCACATTGGGCTAAGAAGTGAGCTAAACGAATAGGCGTGTTGATTTCAAACTTATCTTGAATACCAGAAATTTGTGTGATTGCAGAATCTGGAACATGACCTTTTAGTTTAGTTAAGTCCATGCCTATTTATTTTTAATTTTTTTAGCGATTTCTTCAAGAGAATACCCGGGTCCAGGTTGCTTCATTTCTGGAGATTCTCCTACCATATATTCTGCAACTGAGTGTAGATAATCAGAAGCTAAGGTAATGTAAGAAGAAACCCATCCTGGTAAATTGTCATTCTCACCAATTAGGTTTTGAATCTTAGATGCATTCGAAATAGTATCTTTTAGTTCGTTACGAGCCATTGATGCTTCGTGATCATGTCCATGATTCCAATCACGTGCAATTCTCACATTCTGGTAATAAATCTTTTAACTTTAACACTTGCTTTGATTTAATATTATTAATTCCTTCTTTAACGTAGTTACCTACCTCTACTGTAGTTTCTGCTTCGTATGTGCCATCAGGTAATTGGTACATTTTTTCATCTACTATCTCTATGCCTGCAGTCATTTGCGTCTTACCTAATTTTTTCATTAAGTCTGCTGATGCATTGAGATGTGCCATTTGTCTGGCAGTACTTTCATTTCTTGACTTAGCAGTACCATATCCAATATTCTGGTCGTTTTTAAATTTAGCTAATTCTAATGGCGCATCTTTCTGTACTTTTACCGTATCAATTTTTTGCTGTGGATGAATTTTATTCTGTACAGCTGTAATACCAGCTTTAAATTTATCTTTTAATCCTTGAAAGTTTTGAGCTTTAGCTATATTTGGAGAACCTGCCAATCCTAATGCTAATGCACCTGTTGCTAATGCTTTTTTAGCATTAAGTTCTTCAATTTGTTCTTGATGAGCTTCTTTTAATATGTCAGTTAACTTTACCATGCTTTACATGACCAATAATTTGCTTTTGTTTTTGGTCCAGGATTATCACAATGATGTCTTGCTCTATAACTTCTTCTCCTAGCAGGATTAGATTTTTTTATTCTCATATTAGGATCGCCAAAGTTCACCTTAATAACGTTTCCTTTTGGATTCTTAACGTATACCGATCTTTTCTTGGGTCCACCTGGTGTTAAAAAGGGTTTACCAAGCGTCACTTTGTGACCATGATATTCTGCTTCTTGAAGCATTCCCTTATTCCAACACTCTGTAATATACTCAGCTAAGCAGTGAGGACAATAATCTTCAGTTTCATCTATAGCATTTATTTTTTTAGCTGCAGATACTGCTTTCTTGTAGTCTGCAGAACCTTTACGTGCAGGCTTTTCGCCGCGAGCTTGCTTAGCTCTGATATTTGCCCAAAGTCCTTTACTTTCTTCGTCTACCATTAGTGTAAATTTATCAATTTATACTTTGTAGTTTCAATTAAATCAACTATTTCATCAACTTGATTTTGTATATAAGAATCTTGTGGAATCTTAGTTCTAATAGTTTCTACGTATTTTGACAAAGCTTCAAAATAATTTACAAACTGACCATCTTCTTTAAAAGTGGTAGGTGAAGTGTATCCTTTTTGAATGCCATATCTACCTTGAAAACTTTCTACTAAACCGTCAAATAATTCGACAATTTCGTCGTAATAAGTTCCTAATGCTCTATGCGCAGCATCTGAACCTACTCCTGTCACTTCCAATGAAAAATATGAGCTTGTATTCTAGAAGCTAGTAAAGTCGATATTAATTGTACAAATTCGTTCATTACTCTTTGTCTTTTTGAGGTAATT